CTCTTGCTGCTTGATCTGGACTTCTTGCTGGCGAATCTGCAACTCTTGCTGCTGCATCTGGATAAGCGGGTCTTGCTGAGCTTGCATGTTTTGCTTTTGCTGAGCTTCTTGCTGGTGTTGCTGGAGAACGCGCTGTGCAGCTTGAGCCATGAGCGCAGAAATAGCTTGCTCGGCTTCGGGTGGCAGAGGGTCATTTTGCTGCGGCAACGCCATACCGAGTTGCGCCTCGACGCGTTTACGGTACTCAAAGCCAACGTGTTCAGCAATATGCGACTGCAACGCTGCCATAATCATAGGCGCTTTGGGGTTTTGCCCAATCAATTCTTGGATGTGCGGATCTTGCAAAGCCGCCGTATGGATGGCAATGTGCGATTCATGGTCTTGGAATTGGAACGCCTTGAGCGGTACACCGTTTAGTGCATTGACGTTTTCCGAAATCGGGTCGATCGGTTTTTGGTCATCGGGCAACGGAACCAGCTTGTCAGGATTCTTAATACCAAGCACCTCCAACATGCGGCGGTGCAGTTCTGGCAAGTTGTAGATGTCCGGAGCCATCTGCGCCATTTGAATAACCGACTGGTACTGCACCACACGCTGCGACAAGGTGGCAGCATTGGGATCGCTGACGGGGATAATGTCCACGTGCGAGAAGTCAGACTTCTTAGACTTGCGGCTCCCCTTCTCAGGTTGGAACGGGTAGTCGTCTGGCGAATCTTCTTTAATGATCTCAGCCAAGAGCTGAAGTTCTTGCTTGAACGCGTAGTGCACTCGAGCTTGAACGGCCGTCATCACTTTGAGCTGGCGCTCCAAAAGTGCGAGCGTTGTACCCACGGGGGCTTGGCTTGACATGTCGCTGATCTGCATGTCCGCAGTCGCGGCAAACCGACGGCCTTCGTCCACAATGTTTTGCAACAGTGTGTACAGAACTTGGCTTGGTTCTTTATAAGGCAGGGGCAAGATGTTATCCCGCAGTGCGCCAGAGCCAATGTCTACGTCGCGGAACTCGCCCGGAGCAATCGGGGTATCGTCGCCTTTGATCCGGAGGCCTCGTGATTTAAGACCGCCGGGGAGGTTTGAGAGCGTACCGGCATCAACAAGCTGGCGCATGAGCGAGGTTGCCGATTTAGCAAAACCCCCGATGAGGTGGAATAGGCCGAATCCGTAAGCTCCGAAACCGGGTATGTACTGGTAGTGAACGAAGTGTTGGCGTTTGAGTTTGAGGGGGTCATCTTCTTTCCAGTTGCGGCGAATTGACAGGACTGTCCCTGTTCCTTTAATAACCGTAACAACGTAAGGCAGCGCAATGCCGGTCTCGTTGTTGTCGTCGTCTACGTCGTTGTAGCCATCCAAATCCAAGTCAACGAGCGACTCATACAGGGTATAGCGGTCGTCGTTGATATCATTGAACCCAGTCTCTTGGTCTTTGGCTTTTTGGATTTCGTCTGTTTGCTTGCTGGGATCTGGCAGGTCTATGGTGCGGTAGAACCCACTGGCTTGCAACTTCAAGATGTCATTTTTGTGCATGCGCATCTGGTGCGTCACGCGCGGCGCCATGCGCTGGTCGGTAGTTCCGTAAGGTAAAAGCACATCTTCTGCGGGAATGAACATCGACACTTGGCGCCCAAGGCTCGGGTCTTTGTAAACTTTCTTGAACGCGGATCCTGAAGCGGGCAAGCTCCACAACATGCGTTCCATCTCAGGGCGGAACTCTGGCATCTTTTCAACCAGCTCGTAGTTCATGTCCTCTTGCACGTTGGTAGCCGCTTGCTTTTTCTCAGACGTTTCTTTACCCCAGATGGTTGTGCGCACGGGGCCTTGTGCGGGGAACATCTCAGTAATTGTTTCTGACTGGAACCTTACAACGGCTTCCGTAATCATTGGGTGGAACACGCCAGACGCGCCGTTCCAAGGCTCGGTACGTTCTTCGTACTGAAGGCCCATCAGTTTCAAACCCATGACGTACGTCTTGTCCCACTCTTTGCGAGACTGGCGGTCGTTGTCAATGTCAGTGGAGAGTTCGTTACCCAAAGACTGGAGCACGGCCTCATCAATCTCTTCTGCAAGATTTGCGGCAAACTCAGGAGAATCCTCATGCTCTTCAACAATGTCTTGGCCATCGTCCTCATCGCTCTCGAGCTGGACTTCAATCGGCTCTTCGTCTTGTTCTTGCGCTGCCGCCATAATTGCGGGAGAGTTGTACAGTGGTTTATCAAAGCTAGTAGCCATGTGTGTCCTTAGTAGTATGCGTGTGTACGACGGCGAAAGATTGCGGGCTCGTCGCGCTCGTCGGAGTCTAACTGAATAAAGCCGCCTTGCCTAAAGCGCATGAGGGCCTGTGATGTTGTATCCACGTAGTCATCGTTGTCGCCGTTGGGGAACGACGCAACTTCTTCGATTACCTCTTTGGCCCAACGCGTATCGGGAGCCCAGACCATACCTGACGCAAATAGATCCGCAATAGCGTTGACTCGAGCGATCTTGTCGTTTCCGCGGCTCGGATTTGTCTCCTGCGCGGGGATGCCCATAGCACGCAGTTCCTGTAAGAGCGGAGCCCCCGCGGCTTTCTTTTCGATAATGAACGCATCTGGTTCCCACGCCTTATAGTGTTTAAGCGCCATGCGTTTTAGCTCTGGAAACCCCATGCGATCCTTAAACGCATCAAGCAAAATGATCTGCGCCGAGTTTTTCTCTTCTTCATTATAGAAGACCCCCCAAGTGGTACACGCCGAATAGTCGGCGCTGGTCTTGGCTTCAAACGCCGTATCCCATGACTGAATAATATAGTCACAAGTCGGGGGATCATCTTGCTCCCAAATTCTCCACAGCTTGCGGCTGATGATGGCCGCAGCGTTGGATGTTGGGTTCTGCATGTACTGGGCGTTCCAGTACTGGGGCTCCATGTTGGCCTTCTTAGCCTTGAGCTGTTCCAGCGGCCACTGTTCCGGCCAGAGCGACTTCTCGTTGTCCGTGTCTTCATTCAGAATCGCCGGAAGCTCAACGATCTCCCACTGATCTGCGCTGGGGTTCTTGGTCTGGTAGTCAATAAGCCGCCCAGTCAGGTCGAGCTTACTCCAGCGCGTCATGATGACAATGATCGCACCGCCCGGCATCAAGCGCTGTTGTGGGCCGGTCTGGAACCAAGACCACGCCGTATCGAACGCCAAGTGACTATTTATTTTAACATCTTGCTCTGAATGCGGATCATCGATGACGAAAAGATCGGCACCCCGCCCAGCCAAAGCGCCGCCAACGCCAGCGGCATAGTACTGTCCACCCGCGGCGGTGGACCACTTCCCAGCAGCCTTCTGGTCGTCAGCAACAAGTGTAGAAGGGAATATTTCACGATACTCCTCCGAGTCGATCAAGTTACGAATGCGACGGCCAAAGTCCTCAGACAAACTGGCCGTGTGGGTTCCCATAATGATTTTCTTCTCTGGGTACTTGCCCAAGAAGTATGCGGGGAACAAATAGGACGAGAACTCGGACTTACCCATCCGAGGCGCGATGTTAATAATGACGCGCTTCTTTTTGCCCTCAATCACATCCGTAAAGATTTTAGCCAGTTTTTTATGGTGGGGGCCAATCTTGAACCCGGGGTATACCGCGCTGGCAAAACCCAGCATATTGGTTTTAGCTGCTGCAAGTGCTGCGCGTTTCTCGCGCACGTCTAAATCTTCGAGCAACTCCATCTTCTCTTTAGTAGACAACGTGGGTAAAGCCAACTTAATGGCCTCAATTTCCCGCGCGCTTATAGAAGTGAACTTTTCAAGATCCATCGGTGTCTTCTTTAGCAGAGACGTCAATAACGTCAACGACCTTCATAAACTTATTAAGCTTGTCCTTGATGCGCTGCTCAATCTGAGCGTCTGACATTTCCGCTTGTTTGACTTCGAGCTTGTCGGTAAACAAACCTACTTCAGTTACTTTGCCAAGCAACCCCAGCGCCTTGAGTCTGATGTTGGCGCTGGGGTTCTCGACTTCCTCAATTAATTTCGCGACGCAATAACCGCGCAGCGCTTTAGCTTGCTCAACAAACTCCCAGTCATATGCAGTAAGCATACCAACTAAGTGTTGAACTGCTTGCGGGGTTTTTACTTCCGCCAGCGACGTGTGGGTCATTTCCGCAGGTGCTGCACTGACCATACTACTAAAGGAGTTTCGCGCGGCTTCTGCCTGTGCGCGACTAACCACTTCTTTCTCGTCTACAGCACCAATACTCTTTAGCCACTCCGTTGTGCTTAATTTAGCGTCAACGGTTTCGTTTACCCCGGCTTTTTCAAGCGGTATAAAGTTTGTGGGCATCCCCACGTCGGGTTCGAAATTAATTAAGTGTTCTAACATATGCGTAGGCCATTGCAACCTCGTTGCGCGTAATGTACACTATGTTTGAGTGGGTGTGCAAGCAGTTGCGCATTTGCTTCTCCTTGAGAGGTTGGACTCTCCTTAACCCCCGGCTAACCCCCGGGGGTTTTTTTATGCCCGGGATTATCTAAAAATTTTATAAAAAATTTTGAATAGGGCTATTTATTTAGTACGGGGGTGGGTTTTAATAACCGATGTCAAGTGATTTACAAATATAGTAAGTGCGGGTGCGAAACAGTGTTCATGGTCATGGCCAGCAATATGGTTAAAAGAGGGGGATGGGGGGTAGGTGGGGTTGAAAAAGGACGATTATTGGGCCACAACAGGGACATTTTGTCCCCATTGTGGTAGTCAACATGGCTATCAAAGCGAGGGTGCCGGATAATTCAAATTGTCAATCGCTCTTGGTTGACATTTAACCTTTAAGGAGTATTTATCATGTCACAAACAATCGTTCACAAAATCTTGGATGCCGCATTTGAATTTGAAACTGGTATTGACCAGTTGCGTGCGCTATACAAAGGCCAAGAACGCCCTGCTATTCGTGCGGCGCTATTGCCTGACGTAGCCTCTTGGAAGCGGTACAAAGTGTCGCTGGTGGCCGGAGAGGGCAAAGCCGAGGGCACGATGGTCTTGGATAGCGAGCACCCTAAGTACGAGGCTTGCCGTAAGGCATTGGGGCGCCTTGTTGTCGCCGTGGCTGGCGAGGTTAGTGCTAAGGTAGAGGCGAAGCCCATCAAGGTGTCCAAGACACAGCGTAGTGCGGCAATGTCGTTCTTGAGCCAGTTCGAGGGTGAAACCCTTGCACAACAGGTTGCCGAAGCTCGCAAGGTCTTGGCCGCTTTGCTTGCAGAATAACGGGGACAATTTGTCCCGATTCATCAGGCGGCGAGGCCTCGCCGCTGTTTCATTCTTTGTCAATCCAAACCTTTTAGGAGAATCAAATGCAACTCACAGCCCAACAAAAATACGCCTTGCGTGTCCTGCGAGACAAGGTTCAACGCAAACTATCCCTAGCCATGACCAGCCAAGCCTACATCAAAGGCACAAACGCAGACACGGTGCGTGAACTGCGCCGTCAACTCGAAGCCCTCGACATCGTTACCGCTTAAGGAAAATCCCCATGAAAACCACTGCTGAAAAAGAAGCCCGCGAAATGCACCTGTTCCTCTACGGAATGTTCCTTGTTGTCTCTGACACCCAGCCTGACGTCAAACTCAAATCTTGGATAGAAAGGCTCGCCGTTATCGCTGGCGCCGAGGAATACGATGAGTGGCTCGAACTCACCGCTTAAGGACACCATGACACAACTACCCTTACCCATCGACCATCCCTTACCCAAGGAACTAGCACTTGCACAACTCAGGCAACTCAGGGAATGGTACGTTCAACGCATCAACCAACACAAAGGAGAACGCAAATGAAACGCCACGACTACATCAACACAACCCAAACCCAATGGCACAAACACCAAGTAGGCACAATCCAAACCCCAACAGGCGAACGCCTACTCACCCTCTATGTCCACACCTACGGCAACCTCCGAAACCAAGTGCGTGTCTACACCAAGCAACATCGGGGACAACTTGTCCCCATTCAATGAGATTACCGCACGTACCAGATTCCCGCAGTCGGACTAACGATTGGACGGCCGCTAAGCCGCGCCGTTATTGGCGTTCAAGCAATTCTGTCCCATCTATCTATCTATATACTATATTATTAGAATTAGAAAGAAGAAAGAGTGAGCAAGGACAGCGACTGCGGGCCAACTGCCCCGTGTTTGGGGAAGCTGTATGCTCAACCCCCTCAGACATAGATATGTGGGACAATTTGTCCCCTTTCCCAATGAAAAATCCCTGTCCAATTTTTTGTCCCGCCGCGGGAATCTTGGACACAACCCGAGAAATGTGCGTATAATCTGGGACACCACAACCGAGGAGTCCATCAAATGTCCTTTGCCTACGCCAATCTCATGCACATGAAACCCAACGAGTTGCACAACCACCTGATGCAACGCAACCTAACAACCGAAGCCCGCGAGCAAATCAAAGCCGTGGTGCAGCAACAAAAGATTGCGGTAATCTCTCAGGCTAAACACCGATCGGCCGTAGCAAACCAGTGGAGGCCCATCATGGAACAGCTACGCCATGAGCGTGAAAGCGTCAGGTCATCCATCAACTACAAAGCGGGCTTAGACAACGAGGCGCGGGCCACGTACTTTGCGGGCTACAAACTGGTACTCGACAAGTTAAAAGCCGAGTTAGATGGGTACAAACACGCTGGACTGACGCCAGCCAAGGTAGCCACAGACAAAGCCTTACCCAACAACGGCTTGCATTGGGTGGACTGGGTACGCCCCAAGTTTATCGAGCGCATCATGGCTTTGTTTGCCGAGGTACCGCATAAGAAGCGGGCCAAGATAAAAGAACCCTTCATGCGAGTGGTGCGGGAATCTTCACACGATGAGCAGAAGGCCAAGTTACGTCAGCGCACACAGAAAGAGTTGGATGTATCAGAGCAGAACAACATGGTCAACCCAACGCCCAAGAACCAAGCGAAGGTGGACAGACTGCGTGAGGCGATGCGGCGCCTCGACCTCATGCTACCCAGCGACCCTGTGCCGCGCACATACAGCGGTCTGTTTGCCAAGGGCAAATAGGCGCGAGCAATCACGTTTTTATCAACGGGGACAGTTTGTCCCCATTACTTAGGAGAAGCAAATGTATTACGTAATATGGGCGCTTATTTATTTTGTTTCTATTATTTTGTTTTTTGTGGAGGTAATGCTTAAGTAGGGTTAGCGACCCATTATCAATAGGGGTCACCTGACCCCGTTCTTTTATTTTAATTCTCAAGGAGTTTATTATGGCTACTGCATTCAAATATAGCTACGTTGTTATCGACCACTCAATGATTGAGTTCATTCGCGCCAGACACGGCTCGACTACGCTTCGTCATGGTCGGTATTTCATTGTCGAGTGGGACAATACTGTGTGCGCTATCAATGCCACTCAAGGCAACCCAGTCTATGCGGTCGATGAGTCGGGGGCAGACCTCCAGCACTACATGGGCACACGTGCTGAATTCAACAACTTCATCAACCTGTTGACGCTTTCCTGCGAGGGTGAGCCGCTTGCCTTGTTCCCATCAACTCTGCCGCATCTTGCCGAGATGGACAGCTACGAGTTGCGCCGTGTGCTGCATACTCTCTACGCCAAGCGGCTCGGTGCGCCGACTTTTGCTTCGGCGTCTAGCACCATAGCTGACCGCATCGCGCGGCTCGTTGCCTCCCGCTTCGAGCGTGAGATACCCAACTGGCGCACACGTGACCACACCATCATCCGCAAAGGGCAAGGCCTCAGTCCCGAGAAGTTCATGCGTATACGCATCGCTGCTAAGCGACTCAGCAAATACATCAAGCTGGCTATCAAAGACCACGACTGGACTGACGTGGCCGAGGAGATACGTATGTATGAGCGCGTGTGTCGTGACAATGAGTTCCGACTCGACGATGAGGTGCTTGAGCGCTTCAATATGTTGGCCGAGGACGAGGGCTACATCCAGCGCCGTGACTGCGGTCACGTTGACGACCGAGACAATGCCCACTTCGATGTGGGTCGCCGTGGCCGTGACGATGTGTGCTGTGCTT